ATCATATTTATTGATGAAATTAGTCAGTTTTCTAAAATTGATCTTGAATTAATTACAAGATGGGCAAATAAAAATAATATCTTAATTGTTGGATTAGGAGATTATAAACAAAATTCAGCTTATATTTTCTATGAAAATGCAAGAAGAAATTTAGGAATTGAGGATACTTATTTTACACGTACTCCAAATTTAACTGCTCCATTACGTCCAAATAATATTGCAAAATATGATAACTATACTATTTTAAATAGCATATTAGATCAAACTTGAGATAAATACTATGATAATCCAAGTATGCTTGAAAGTGAGATCGATTTATTAACGAAACAGATATTATCTGAAAATAGTATTAAACTTAAATATTTTGAAACTACTGAAACGTTTGGTGGGGAGAAATTTATTAATAGTTCAGATGAAGTACCTAAAATAGTAGAAAAGTTATCTAAACTATCTAATGATATTGCAATTATAACTGATAATCCTGCTAAATATACTGCTATTAATAATGTTAAAGTAGTAGGATTAGATAGTGTCCAAGGTGATGAATTTGAATTTGCAATCATAGACAAGAGTTGGAAAGATACGAGTGGAAAACACTATTTAACTCTTAAGGATTTATATACATTAACTCAACGTTCTACAAAAGGTACAATTATTGTAGATAACGGGATTAGTCTAGATTTAAAGTTAAACACAATTAATGATATGACTAGTGCAGGAAGTATTGAAGTATCTCCTGAACAAATTAGTGATTTCAAAGACTGAAGAACTAAGTTATTAGAGAATAGTCCTGAATCTATTGATTATGAAGAAGTAAATCCAAATCCAATTGTAGCTGAACCTGTTATACCAACTTCAGAACAAAATATTAAGCCAAGAGTAGAACCTACACCAGAAGCAGAAATAGTTAGTGAATCTCCTAAGGAACCAGTTAGACAAGCTTCTGTAGAACCAGAGACTAAAAATACTGTAGCTGAAGCACAAAGCAAACAAACATTCAATAGTAATACTGGAGAACAACCTCCTGTTACAGATCAAAATCCAGTACATGCTCCTAATGTTGAACAATCTGTTACTCCTCCTGTAGATATACTTGAAGAAGTTCCTCAGAATATAGGAATAACAGATAATCCTTTAAATATTTCTAAATGGAATGATATTGCAGATTTCTATTTAAATAATTTATGAAATTATGATCAAGCTACAGAATCTTCTTTATTTAATATATTAGGAATAAAAGGTAAACTTGCAGCTCCTAAATATATTAGAGCTTTAAATTTAATTGCTGCTTATTTTAAATATGGATATTATAAAAATCCAAGAGAAATTGTACGATTAGGACAAGCTTTAAATAAAGATAGAGCTATGGGTCGTGCTTTTAGTGAACTAGAAACTGCACTAAAAACTAAACCTATTTTTGAAGTAGTTCCATATGATAATGGGCGAAGAGGATTATTAGTAGCAAAAATTCAGATAAAAGATAAAACAGCACAAATTCCTCTATTGTTTACAACTCCAAGATTTGGAATATATACAGGAGATTTTACAATTGGAAGTTATGCTAAGTTTACAAGAGAAGGAGAGTTAACAACTGTTGATGTATCTAACTTTAATACAAGTGCCTTAAATAAAGGAGGTTTATTCTCTTCTTACGGAAAATTAGTATCTTTAGTAGTACGTAAGTCAGATTGGCAGGATCATATTAAATGAGTAGGAAACACATTTGAAGCAGATTCAAGAAACTATGCATTTATGTATCAGAATAGAGGAAATACATTTATGTTATTCTCTGCTGATCCATTAGTTAGTCAAAAGGAATTTGAAGCTCACTTAAAAGCACAAGTAGCAGAAGACGGAACTATTTTAAATACTGTTCAAAATGATCCTAGAATTCGATTAATAGGAATAAATAGTGTTGCTTCTTTAGATAATATAATTCATACTGCAATTAATAATGTTAATTTATTTAATGCACAAAGAAAAGCAGGAGACAAAAATGTTAAAGTTAGAAATAATCTTAACAGAGAAAGAGCTGGACAATTGATTTCACTTGCATATTTCTCTCCTTATAAGAGTACTATATTATTTAGATTAGGAGCATTATTAAATACACAATCAGGATATACTAATGCTATTAGAGTTACTTATGAAGATAAAGTAACTCAAGCTGATAGAGGAAACGTTACTGAAAGAATAGTAACTATGGAGAATGGACAATATGTTGTTAATGGAAAAACTTATTCTGATTTTGATTCTTTACTAAATAATGAGTTTGGATCTTTCGATTCTAATCAAATGTTAATGCAAACAGGTTACATTAGTAGAGTTGGTAAATTTGAATTTAATGATCCATCATTTATGATATATAATATCTTTGCAGACTTTGTTGGAAAAACTGAAAAACTTCAAGAACATATTGAAAACAATCCAAACTTTAAGCAAGGAATTTATGTATTTGATGATGCCGTTAAAGTAGTTCCAGGATCTCAATTCTATTATGAAGTAGATACTGCAAATAAACTATATTCTACGAATGCTTCTAACTTAATAGGAAACGATTTTATTATAGATTATGACAAAATTCAAGTTAATCCTGAAAAAGCTATTCAAGAGGATTTACAACGTCAAAAGATTAATAAAATTAATGAGGCGTTTAAACAGTTTGGAGTAAACAAACAAATTACAAATATAGACTTATTAGAATCAACAGTTAACGATGTCAATAATGAAATATTAAATAAAGTTACTACTCCAAATTATACAATAATTCAAATTGTTGGAGATTCTAACAATCCTGAAATTGTAATGAAGGAGATAAAGGATGATCTTACTCCTATGCTTAAGAATTTGTTTAAACAAGTTTATGGAGAGAATCCAGATGATGTTACAATTATCTCTAGAAATAATTTGAAATTTGTACCATTTTTAGTATCTTTGAACAATAATTCAAAGAATTTTGTACTTGAAAATAAAGATGGAGTTTACTCAATTAGAGAGTTTAATACAATGAATGAATATATAGAACTTAGAGATTATTTAAATTCTGTAAAAGACTTATATAAATCAAGTCCTAATATTTTAATGTATCTTAAAGCTTTAATGCAAAATACAGAAGTAACTGAAACTGTAGCAAGTACATATTATAACGAAGTTAGTACAAATGAAACTCTTAATGAGTTAAGAGAAAACGTACAGAAATACTTAATAGCAAAATTAGAAAATAATGAGTGTTAAATGTGGATATTCTTCAGTATATTATCCGTTACTGAAGAACTTACTTAGAGGTGATTCACCAGATTTAAATGCGTTTAAAGTGTTCATAAATGAGCATTTTACAAATCCAGATGAGGTGTTTAATATGTTTGCGAGTGGAGTCTATACAGACTCCGCTCCAACACCTGTATCTGAACCTAAAAAGATTAGTAGTAGATTAGGTATTGAACTTCCTCCTGAAGGATCTTCACCTCAACAATATTATATTGATAATTCAAGACAATATAATAAAATGATTGATGATACAGCAAAAAAGATTATTTCTATGTCTGTATTTGATATTAATTCTGATTCTTTTATAGATGCAAATGCTACTTTAGGAAGTTATTCCAATTTAAATACTGGAATTTTTAAATATAAACAAGAACTTTTATCTATTATTAGTGAGTTCATGGGAAAACCTCTAAATCCTATTAGCATTGACTCAGAGCCTAAATCTATTATTAATGTATTTGAAGATACTATAAAAGAATATGAAGCCTACATTAAAAATGCAGGACTTACTCAAGATCAAAAATATTTTAATGCATATAATGCATATGTAACATTAAAAACTTTTGATGATATATTGAGATTATATACTCCATTTATTTCTATTAAACCAGAATATAAAAACAGTTCAACTTATGCTATAGGACGTTATAATTATGATGGACCTAATGTTACACACTATACTGGTTTTAGTAATAATGAGTTTATGGGTGCTGAAGAATCTGTCAGTGACCTTGCAAAAATTTTACTTTCATATTTTCCTGAAGTTAATGAAGACGGTGTTATTATAGAAAATACAGCTATTACCTTATCTGGATTTAATTCAGCTATGGGTAAAGTAAAGTTATTTATGGAGGAAAGCGTTGACCCTGAAATAGTTGATGAAATAGCTAAAGAGGGCAATATGGATATGAGTAAAATTATTGGAAAATATTTAAATGCACTAGCAACTAAATCTGTAGCGCCAGAACATACAACTTACTTACAAAATAAGTTAAGAGGTATTGCTAAATTTATCTATTCAGATAAAATGGCTACTCCAATTAAGCAAATGTATACACATCTAATGAATAAGACGGTATTGTCAAGTTATATTAGTTATGGTAAGGATAACTTAACTGGAGAATTAACTGGTAAGAATTTAACTGATCGACCTGTACAAATACAGAGATATTTTCTTACAGATATTATTAAAGCTGCAAGTACTTACTGAATTGATAATAAAACTAACTTTCAAAATAAGTTAGGAAAATACGATATTAATATTATTGGAACTAATATTAGTATTACAGAAGGCAGTAATACTTTAAATTTAAAATATAATCCTGATACTGGAGAAATTAATTCTGCAGGAATAATATCTGATACTTTAATGGACGATTTACTTATGGATTTTGCTTCATTTTTAGTAGCAGATGATTTTAATCAAGTTGCAGAACAAGTATTCCCAAGAGAAAAAAATGTAAATAAAATTACATTATTAACTCCAATATTAGGTAGTATTTTATATAGTGCTAACTCAGGTCAAATTATTGATATAGGCAAAAATGGCTTCTTTGGGCAAGCAAATGATTTAGCAAAAGTATTAAGTGTTACTAATGGTTCTGATACAATTAATGTTATTAAGAATGCAGAAGGTAACAATTTACCATTATATCAAATGGTTTGTTTAGCGTACTCTCATAAGAAAATGAGCCAATATTTACATGATGAACTTGGATGAGGATCTGATACAGTAATGAGTGATAATGCTGTATTTAACAATATTCAACGTATTAAAAATCCAAAGATTCGAGCAGAAGTAACTATTGGAGATTATACTAAACAATCTAGTAATCTTACTGAAGATGAAGTAATACATCTTGCAATAGTATATGATTTCTTTGAAGGATTAACTTCAAGTAAATCTGTTTCTGAGCAGGGCGGAAAGGTAAATGGAGTAATTGGATTGCAATCAACAGTTTATTCAGATAAAAATAAACATTTTGTAATGCAATTTGATTTAAGTCAAAATTGAGATTTTAAAGATTTAGGTTCAATTAATTTTAAGGAAGTTTTAGAGAAATATTATTCTAGTAAGAATGTATCTGATTTAGAACCTATTATGAATATTTGATTTAAAACAAATCAAAGTCAATATACGAACTTAATTAATAAAATCTTAAACGACTATACTCAAGCTACAGGTAAAGAATTTAAGACTATAAGTGATCTAAAAGAATATATTGCAAAAACAAAACTTGCAGATATTAAGCAAAAATTTAGAGACAGCGGATTAGAATTTATTAAAGAAGTTCATATATCTAAAGATCCATATACTAAGAAAAATGTCTTTAATGAAACACTTGAAAATCTTTATAATATATTCAGCGAAAGAAATCAATTTGATGAGTTTATTAATTATCAATTAAATAGGTTTCTTGAAGACAGCTCAAAAGCTTGAGAGAGTATATCTTCTGACAAAAATGTATATAAGGCATTTTCTGCTAGAAAATGAAGTAACTGAATTGCTGAAAGAACTATTGAAACTGTTGATGAAAATGATGAGCCAATATCATATACTGTTCCTTATGTAACAATACATGATAAGGATGGCAAATTAAATCCTATGCTTTATTCGTATTTTATTATGGATTCATTTTTAAGTAATGAATATAATAAAATGATGGTTGGAGGAGTTTATACTCACCCAAACAAGAATAAAGAAGTTTCTGCAACAGAAGGATATCTTGAACATAGTTTTGCAAGTAGATGGATTTCTCAGGTAAAACGTATGGTTATTTATGGAGCTACTCACCACTCTTTTGCACAAGGATTAAAAAATGGAGTTGCTCCAAAAGTTAAAATGGCTGTAGTTGGAGATATTGGGGCTGCTGTACAAAATATTTCAGGTATGACTGATAGTGTTGATTCTATGGATGGATCTGGATTTACAAGTCCATATTTCTCTAGACAACAAAATGTATCACTAATTGATGCTAAAGTAGGTAGAAATAAAAAGACTATTTTAGCAGATATGAATGGAGAATATGGTTTACCTAAATTATTAAAGTGAGCAGAATATGAGATTACAAATGCTAATAGACGTACATCATGAGGATCAGATATCAAGTTAGAAAATATGTTTAGAAAAATGCATAATTTACTATTTGATCCTAGTGTAACAATCGTTTATGACAAAGTATTTGATAATCTCTTCTATAGAGAACCTGATAACCAAACTTATTGGAAAATAAATCATGTAGTTATTAATAATAATGTAGCTCAAGTAGAACGTATTAAAACCGATATATTTGGTAATATAATTGGAGAAAATAGTATACTCGATACAGATATTAAAATTAGTAGTATATATGATTTAGATCAAATATTTGGTGGAGCATGATCAATGGAATACAATGATACCATGAAACAATTATATTGATCAGAAAATAATTTAGATGTTGTTAATGATATTATTAATGATAATAATCTAAAAGACTATATGATTGGGTATCTTGTAAATAAGTCTGCTATCAAAGTAGGAGCTTCTAATGTTAATGGTGATGATATTTGAACTAATGATTCTGATTTATGGTTTACTACAATGTCAACTAAGTTTGGAGGAGTTCAGATGAATGCAGATCACGAACTTGATGAAGCAGAAGTTACTGAAATGACTCAGATGATTAGTGCTCTTGAACAAAATGGATTTACACACGATTTAGCAACAAAAGTATATCAAGAAATTGGTAAATTATGTCATGATGCTATTGCAGAAATTCATGAAGTTCTTGAAACAGGAGATCAACAAGCCTTATATGAAATTTATGGTAAAGCTTTAGTTAAAGCTTTTCAAACAAATAATAAAGATACTTTAGGACTTGCACAATCTTTTATAAAACTTGCTCAACAAAGTTTTAATGAAAAGAAAATCGATTATAAAATTCCTTTTAGTGCAGGTACTATTAATGGTATCTTTAACTCAACAGTTACATCTTCTTTAGTAAAAGATGCAATTAGACGTCATTATGATGGTGTTGCATCTGTATTAAATCCATCATATGGAATACAACAGTATTTTAACTGAGGAGGATATAACTATAACTACGATGAACTTTTAGATTTAGTAAGAAAGGTAGGTAGAGCTACAGATCCTCGTCTTGCAGATTTAACTATTAATGAAGCAATGCAAGGTCCTTTTGTTACTCGTAATGGAGAAAATCTTATTAACCCATTTGTTACAGAACTTACTGCTGAAAATCCTATCGATTTTGAAGATACATTAGTAGTTTATAATGATCCGATGTTTAATGGAGAAGAACCTTTATTAAACGAAGAAGGACAGAGACTATATCAAGGATATATGGGAAAGGTTACTACTGATATGTATGATATTGTAAAAATTGATAATTATTCAAAATACGATTGGTATAAAAACTTAGATAAGAGATATGCACAAAGATTATCTTTACGTCCAAAAAATCTTAAAGGCTCTGATACAATATTTATTATTGAGGGAGAAAAACATAGTATTTTTGAAGGAGATATAACTCGTGCATTACATTATCTTAATGGAACCTCTAGTACTACTGTAGAATCTCTATATGATGAATTAAGATCTAATATTAAAAAGGAACTTGGGCTTAAAGGAAAACCTGAAAAAGATTTAACTCCTGAGCAACTAGAATGAGTTAATATTATTACTACAGAGAGAATAGCTCTAATTCGTAGAGCAGCAGGAACATTAATTCCTGATGCAGGAGAAATTGATATTGACTTTATAGAAAATTCATTACATAAATCTCAGCAAAAATTATTAAATGATTTAGCTGACGGTAAGATGATCCAATGAAAAGGTATATACGTGCAACCTGAATCTGTACAAGTAATTCCTGCTCAGATTATTATGGGTAAGTTATACGCTAAACAATTAGGTCTATTGCCAGGAGATTCTATAGCTAAAATTAAGCAAAGAGGAGCTGAGTTCTTTAAAGAGAGAATTCAAGGTTATTATAACAATGATAATCCTGATCCTGAATCTTATGATATAATATTATTTGATGGAACTGGAAAAAAACTTTATGTAAAAATTGGAGACCAAAATCTAAATAATTTATATAAGGATACTTTAACTCCAAATGGAGATTTTACTATAGTTGATAATTCTGTTTACTACAATGGAAAAGAAATAGCATCTGCAGAAGGTAAGAAGTTTTATAAATATACTGATACTGCGGGAAATACACATGACCTAGTAATTGTAGATAACTTTGAAAGATTTTCTGAAATTAATAACTCTAGAATCTATAATAACTATAAGTATAACTATACATTATCTAATTACAAAAACTTAATTGCAAATCAATTTACGTCAGATAATGTTACTTTATCATATTATGATGATTTTGGAGATATTAAAACTAGAGAAATTTTAGATTACAAATCTATAAATCCTCAAGTGCTAATTCAAATGTTAAGTGATAATCAAAATATTAGATTTAGTAATAGAATTATGAAAATCGCTGATAGAAAATATAAAGCGTTTGAGCAAAGTTTAAGATTTGTAGGTACTCGTATTCCTTGTCAGTCAATGCAGTCATTCATGCCAATGGAAGTAGTTCTATTTACTGATAGTGACATAAACGAGGTCTACGTACCAACCAATCAGACATGGTTGCAAGGGTCTGATTATGATAGAGTTACGTGTCATAATAAAACCTCTTTAATTGCTGGAAACTCCTTAGAGACTTATAAACTACAACATAAAATCTAAAAATGATTTAAGTGTGAATGTTTAAAAATTATAAGTATTGGACAATCAGCAGCCGATTCTGAAAAGAAGGGTTCAACGACTATCGAAAGTATACTAATAAAGAAATATTATTAGGAATAAACAAGTAGAGTACATTATTTTATGGAAATAAGAGGATATTAAATTATGGTAATAGTAATTTAATATAAGATATAGTCTGATCTTATACGAAAGTATAAGCTAACAAAAATGATCGATAAAGTTTATATATTAGGTTATTCTATTTCTGATAATGGAAAATTACTTACAAATGCAGAAGATCCAAAAATATCTCCATTCTTAAAACAGGATGCTATAAGAAATGCAATTGTAAATGGTGTATTTGATGTAATACTGAGTCCTAAAAATCAGATTAACCTTACAATGCCTATTACAACATCTCATATGCAAGAACTTGCAAGTAAATCTGTATTAGGAGAAAGTGCAAAAATTATGAATCCTTATAATTCTGCTAGTAAATATTTAATGCAAATTCAAAATATGGTTGGTAAAACTGTAATTGGTAATGTTGCTACAGGATTAAAGAGTTTCTTTGCATTATCTAACTTATATAATACTAGATTTAAACAAGTTTATGATAGTATTGTAAATAGAGATTTTGATACAACTAGACAACTTTTAAGTAGATATTCATTTATTAAAGGTTCTCAACGTAATGGAACAGAACAATTAATTACATTAGCAAATGTAGATTTTTCTATGTTTGAAAATGATCCTGAATGAATTTCTAAATATGCAGTTCCTGCAGATATTGCAAATAATATTATTCAGCTAATAGACTTCCAAAGAAGATTAACTGATAAATCTCTTGATATGGGAGAGTTACTGAATGCTGCAACAGATAATGCTAAGGAGTTAATTCTTAAGAAAATTAATGCAGACTCTAATTGAGTTGATCTTTATGTATATAGTTTAATGCTTGGAGAGGACTTAAGAAGAATTGGAGATTTAATGGTATCTGAAGAAGTTACTAAACTTGTATCGGAATATAATACAAATCTTTGAACAGATCCAATTCCAAAAAATAAAATTCATTTCATTGATCAAGCTATTGATGATCCTTCAAGATATGCAGTTTATAAACCAAATGCATCTGAAGCTGATATTAAAAAAGCAAATGAGAGAACTGAAATTTTATTTAAAACATTAAAGAAGAAAGCTAAAGGTGCAGAAGAAATTAGAATTCTAGGTAGATTATTAAAAATTAATCAAGGACTTCCTACAGATAAATGAGGAAAGTATTCTTATATTAAGGGAATTGAAACATTTATTAATGATAAGTTTAAAGATGAAATTGGAGAGAAATTTAATCTACTAAAGTTTGCTGCTAATGAAGAATACAGATTACAACAAATTGATAACTATGAAAAAGTTAAGACTACATTTAATATATTAGATGTTATAGCTAGTGTTCCACACTTCAAAGAAATGTTTAATATTCTAAGTGTTGATAATGAAGTTCTTAATCGATTATCAGTTAGAAATCAAGTTGAATCTATTGTTATAGATGAAACTACTCCTAAAAGAGGAAGTAAGTTATCTATAGAAGAATTTAGACAAACTAGAAATAATATTGATGATTTCTTAATTGATTCATGAATTAAAACTAAAAATTTAAGTTTTCAAGTTCCAGTTAATCAGAAATATAAGGTAGAAAATTCTATTTTAATTAATAAAGATGAAAACTTTATAATTAATCTAGACAGTAAGGATAATATTGATTCATTTAGAATGTATATTGAGGATTATATTATTCCTACACTTAAAGAAAAATTACCTGATAATGCATTTATTAAATATTTATGCTTTGGATTAAAAACTGATTCAGAAGGTAAGGAAAGAGGTTTTTATAAACTTCCATTTAATATGATGCAGATAGATAATAGTCAAAAGACTAAAGCTCTTTATGAACAAATTTTACGGGATTTTAATAGTTTAAATAAAGTTACGATTCCTGAGTTTGGAGCTCTAAATCCTGTTAATGCCTTTTATTTATATAACTTAATTGTTAATAAAGATGGTTTTGGGCAGGCTTCATTAACTCGTTTATTTGAGGACTTAGTAGCAAGCGGAGATAATTCATTATGGGTTGTTGATTATAATAATTGAATTGACCAACAAAATCCACAAGAACTTGCAAATACGTTCCTAAAACGAGATCCAAATGATAGTATGGCAGAAAGAGCAGAAGCAGTACTTATCAATGCCGCAAATGAAAATGTTGAAACTATTGGATTTAAATCTGAAGAAAATACTTCTTTAGATAGAGATTATAACGATTCAACTATAGATACTACTAAACCAATATTAGTATCTGATGGAAATGAGCAGTATAGACAAGTAAGATTCAATATTCCTAAAACAGATATATCTGTTGAAGAAGCTTTAAAAATTGCTAAAATTATTGAAGTTGCAGAAACAAAAGCAGATAAAAATAATGAAGAAGTTGTTTCTTACATTGATTTTGACTATTCTACGGAATGAGGTATAGCTGAAAGTGTAGCAGAGTTATTTGATGAAGGATATGATCAAAGAGTATATGCTGTAACTAATAAACTAATAGGTGAACATAACATATTAGTAGACGAGTTTAATAGTACTAATACATCTTCTAAAAATCTTATATCTAGAACTCTAAAACATATTATCTTTAATTCAGGAGCTTTTGTTAGAACTGATCCAAATCAACTTACTTTATTTAATAATGGACCAACCAAATTCTATGACTTAAAAACTCCAATGTCTACTAAGATTACAGAATTAGTAAAAAATGTAAATTCTTTACAAAATGTAAGATTAGTAACAGATCAGGATGTAATTAATGAAGATACTGCAATTAAAAACGCAAAAGGATTTATTAAAGAAGGAATAATTTATATTAATATTGATAGAGCTACAGATGATACTCTAATTCATGAGTTCTCACATCTATATTTAGCAGATGCCAGAAATATGCATGCCGAGTCTTATTATAAGATTTTAGGTAATATACAAGATACTGAATTATGAAATAGAATGCGACAAAATCCTTATTATAAAAACAAGAAAGGATCTGACTTTGATGAAGAAGTTTTAGCAACTATGATTACAGACTATTATAATAGACATATTAAATCTGATGCAGAATTAGAAATTATAGATGAAATTCTTTCAATTACTAATCCTGAACTTAAAGCTATTATTAATAGTGGAGAAATCATGCCATTCTATGATAGTTTTATTCATGAAAACTATAAACTTACTCAAAAAGTAGCTACAATCAAGAATAAATTAATGAATGATGATATTATAAAAGAAGATTGTAAATAATGGCAAGAAATTGTACATACGAAATTACGATAAACGGTGAAAAGAAAGTGTTCAACTCCGAAATGGAGTTGGACACGTTTCTTGACAACTACGTTCAAAATATAGTAGTTGATAATGTTGATGCAACACTACAAGTAGATCAACAACAAGTCACTGTAGATAAAATAAGTGAAGCTATAAAAAAATATAAATCACTTGCTACAGAGTTTGAAATAACAAATGAAGACGGAGAAAAGGAAATTGCTTTAAAATTAGATAAATCAATGGGTGTTACTAAGTTCCTTACAACTTATGGAAATCCATTTGATTTAGCTAAAGTATTAGTTACAAAATTTAATCTTGAAGAGTATCTGAAAAGAGAAAAAGAAAGACTAATGAAAAAAGGCATGACTTCGAACGAAGCAGATAAATATTTGGAGGATCTACAAAAGAGTTGAACTCAACTAACCGATTATGGTACAGAAGTACATAAACTTTTTGAATCTGTAATTAATCCTGAAATAGAATATACTCCAAAATTATTAAATGAAGAGCAAGTATCATTGTTACAAAACCAATTAAGAGATTTTATAGAAGACACTAAAGAAAAATTTGGAAGAGACTGTAAATTCATTACTGAAATACCAATTGTTTCTGAAGATATAGCTGAACCTTATAAAGCAGCAGGATTAAATTCAATTAATGGTAGAATTGACTTATTAATTGTAGATAAAAATGGTAATGCTCATATTCGAGATTTTAAAGTATCTCGAAAAGCAGTAGGAGCTTGAGATGAAACTAGAAATGCATTATTAAATAATGTATGAGCTTCTACTAAAAAATTAGGTGCAGCATATCAGTTAAACTTCTATAAAGCTATGTTAGAACAACAAGGTATTAATGTAGCTACAGTAGGAATTATTCCTGTTAAACTTGATATTGATTATAAAAAAGATAATTCAGGAAATGATAATTTATCTCAAATTGATAATTTATCGAGTGTATACATTGATTCTGATAATATTATAGTAAATCCATCTAATACAATTGGAAAATATTATGATAGAGTTAGAGAAATTATTCCTATTAGACGTTTAACAGATTCATTTGATATTATTAAAACTATTGAAGAACCTATGAGTAAGTTCTTTCCTAATTATGAACTATCTTCAAAAGTTCAAAGAAAGAACGCAAACTTTAAGTTTTATAAAGAAAAAATCGTTCAATATATTAGTTCTTCTGCTCCTGAAGCAGGATATGGAAAATATAGATTCTGAAATGAATATAAACCTAAAGATTCTGTAAAAAGTAGGTGAGAATATGCTCAAACGGAAGAAGAACTTGATAAAAAGTTAGAGGACTATATAAAAAGTATTAATGAGCGACGTGGAAATGAGTTAGCTGATATTGCTCAGGATATTATAAATGTCCAGCAGGGATCGATGGATATTAACGATATTGCAAAGGATAATCCATATAAAGGAGACTTTTTACGTAGACATATTGAAAAATATATTGAAGGAGAATGGCAATTTGAAAATAATCCATCATTTATTTCTGCAGGTTTACTAGTATTTACAAAAAATAAAGTATTAGAAATAGTATCTATTACAAATAATGTTACTCATCAAACAGTTAAACTTGAAAAGGGAACAAATATTTTAGGTTCAACAATAGCTAATCGAGATGTTGATGAACATAAAATAATGTCTGCGACAAATGGAAATATTGACTTAATTAAAGTAATGGCATTACTAAATAGCGATGCTATTAAATATGAAAATTATCGAATTAATAAAATTGAAAGTATTAATATTTGGCAACAAACTGGTTCAGAGCAATATTTTGATAAGTTATATGATAACTTTGTAGAATTATGTAGAATACACAATGTTCCTATAAATCTTAAAAGATCAAACTTTAGTTCAACTCTTGAATCTGTGGTAAGTACAATTACTGATATATGTGGTCCTGAAAAACTAAAACATATTGGAAATTGAGCTGTTACATTTAGTGCCGATGATGTTATTAAAGGTGGAGAATTTCTAAAAAATAGAATGGAAGAACTTAGGAAACTAGGTAACGCTCAGGGATTGCGTAAAGCAATACATACTGGGCAATGAAATTTTGATGATCCTTTACAAACTTCCTATATGTTACTTGGAAAAGCTCTTAACAAAGTAAGAGGATATGAAGTTTATATTGAACCAGACCCTGCAAAATGAGTTAGTGTAACAGGTAGTTTTCACGCAGGAACTAATATTACAAGTATTAATAATTCTCCTTCATTAACAGCTCAAGAAGTTGGACGTATTGTTGCAGTAACAGAAACTAAGATACGTAGACAAGAATTAGCTTGGGATTCTAAGATTAGAAAAGTATTTAAGGAATTTTATAAATTTAAAGATCAAAACCGTTTAATAGGTGGAGAAGTAAAATATTTTGATAATCTATTTAGAAGAGATGAAAATGGTAATATTACAAAAAATTTTATGTTAAAAGACATTAATGATAGTTCTTTAGCTAAAGAAGAAAAAGCGTTAATAAAAACATTTACAGAAATTGTAAACCAACTTCGTTTTGAAGGAAATCCTGGACGTTATCAACAAGCAATAGAAGACGGAACTTATTATCAAGTTCCTGTAACTATTGGTTCTATGAAGTCTCAATTCCATAATAAAGGTTTTAAAGAAGGTCTTAAAATGGAGTATCAAGAAGTTACTAATATGTTAAGGCTGTTTGAGGAACAAATGAAGGATTTTGATCTTGCTAAAGATGCGCAAAGAGTATATAACAAATTTAAAATTGGAAATGATACCCGAGAGCAAATTATATCAAATCATGGAATAAATAGTCTTGAAACTCAACTCGAAGATTTATTAAGAAGCTATATTCATGCATATGTTGCAGAAGCAGAATACAATGATATTATTCCTCAAATTCAAGGAATTAAAATAGCATTACAGTATAATCAAGCAATGTATGGACAAGAAGCAGAAAACTTACTTGAATTTCTTGATAAGTATCTAACAGTTAATATCTATAATAAACCTATTATGGATAAAGGTTTACAACCTGTTTATAAAACTTTAGCTGCAATTAAGAAATTTACTACTGCTACTGCTTTAGGTCTTAACTTAAGATCTGGACTTCGAGAAATGATGCAAGGTATGTGAATTCATATTAGTAGAGCTATGACAAATGCTTATGGAAAAGATCAATTTTCTGGAAAGGATTTAGCTGAAGCTTGAGGAATTATCTTTAAAGATAGTCCAAAGCGTATTGCTACTTTAACAAAAGTTGAAGCTTTAAATGCAGACTTTGGTATGGCTAATATGGACGCCGACATAGTTCAAAAAGAACTCAGTCAATCTCGTAATGGTATTAAGAACTTTAATTCTGATATGTTATATGTTTGTAATAGAGCTCCTGATGTATATCATAGAATGGGCTTATTAATTGCAAAAATGATTCATGATGGATGCTGAGAAGCATATAGTTTAAATTCAGATGATGAATTAGTATATGACTTTAAGAAGGATAAACGTTTTAATGTGTTTACTGCTGCAGGAGCTGATGTAAATTCTGAAGCTTATAAGAGACAAGAAGGATTATATGAAGCTTATAGACAGCAATTCAATCAAGAAGGATGAAATATTGAAAAAGGACAACCGTTACCTAGAGCCTATACTGTTAGAGAAGCAACAAGTATTAAGTCTTTTGCAGAACTTTGTTTTGGACACTATGATAAAAATACTCAGATGCTTGCTAAAAGTATGTTTATGGGAGCTATGATGTTACAATTCCGTACATTCCTTTCTGCTAAACTTGAACAATGGATTCTTAAACCTGGAACTTATGATCAAGGTAAGTTTGTAGAAAAATTTGATGAAAATGGAGTTCGTTATGTAATGATTCAATCAACAGGAGAAAATGGGTTACCTACTACAAGAGTTGATCTTGAAACAAATGTAAAAGAAGGAGAAACAGCTACTCCTTATGTAGAATGGCAAGGAAGATTTATTGAAGGTATTGCTTATTCTATGATTGATTTTCTAAAAGCTATAGGTAAAATGGATTATAATGAATTTAAAGCATTATGAGCTAATCCAACTAAAAAGGCTAATTTTTATTTATTCTTAACTGATTTAATATTTATGAGTCTAATAATGTGGATGATATATGCAGTATTCCTTTCAGAAGAAAATAAAGAAGAATTAGGAGCATTAGGACACTTAGGAGCTATGGCTTTATATACATCATTTCAAGATGGTCCAATTCAAAATATTGTTGCACAATTTGCAGGAGACTTAAATCCACCTGCATACTCTATTATTAAGAATATTGTAAATCAAAGTACAGCTGTTATTACTGGAGATAAAAATCTCTGGGAAGGAGCTACAAGTACATTTGGATTTATGAGTGATCTTAAGTATATTGGAGATAAATTAGATTAAAAAAATAACCTCTATCCGCATAAGCAGATAGAGGCAAAAGAAATCCCCTTACTCGCAATTAAGCAAGTAAGGGGATTTTTCATAGAAGTAAAACAATTTATTTTTTAAAGATCAACACCTGGTAATATTATATTTTCGCTCTTAGAATAATCAATAAATATATGCCAAACAAAGAGTCCGTTTTCAGTTATACATGAACCAACATATAATTTATTACTAGCATCAAAAGCTTGACCAGTACCAATTATATAAACATCAACCTCTATTGTTGATTTATCATCTGTATCTATTATAGCTCAAATTGTAGGTGTATTTCTTTGGCTATCAACATATAAAATTTCTGCACTACTAGGTAACTTAATCGTTTGAGGATAAGTAAAATCTAGAGGATATTTATATATAATTTTATTCATTATTTCTTAGCTTTTTTACCGCCATTACAAATGGTACAAGTAGAAGTACCTGATTTCTCTCCAATATTAAAAACACGAATAAATTTTCCGTATTTTTCATCTTGAAACTCATGTGTAATTTTATTATCTGCGCAGTTTTTACAAAACTTAATTTCAGTAGCCATATACAATATTTTTACATTTATTAAATAATTCTTTTAATGTACCATTATTTACTAACGATATATCAAATTTATGTTTTTTATAAAGAGTATCTAGTTCTCTTTCTGAAGAATGTAAACCTATACTACAACCTTTTCTTGTTACATGAATAATAAAGGCATTGTATTCTTTTACTACTTCATTTTCAATTGCAAATCTTTGATCTGCAATTACAATATTACTTTTATTTCCACTTTGAAGTGTTGAATATATTCATAATTTATCTCCAAAATATTTACGCATTATATCTGTACCAAAATATTGTAATATTTGTCTAATAGATAAATTATATTCTATAGCTAAATTTCTATTTTCTTTTTTTAATTCTCTAGCAAATACTTTATCTGTAGGTTCGTTTCCAAAAGTTTTTACTCTACTATCGTAAAGTAAAAACTTCTGAAAATCAAAATGATAATATTCTTTAAATTCTCTATCATCAAACTTACTCTTATCTACATTCATCATAATAGATAACATTTCCTTTAGTTTATCTGCATAATGTACTATCTTTCAACGCTTTGAAATCATAAACGGTACAGGAGTAAAATTTAATGCAGAAGCAATATTATAAGAATGTAAACAAGTTGGAGTATTTAATAAATAGTTTAGATATTTAGCAACTTCATCTTTTCCACTTCCTTTAAAACCTTGAATAGCTATTATATTTTTCACTTATTCTAATGTAAAATCGAAGTTCATAGGTATAGCATCAAGTTGCGACTTATGTTCAGCCCATTTCTTTTCAAAACTTTTCTTGAGTTTGTCTATAACTATCTTTCTAGCCTTTTCTTTATCTGCATCATTTGTACTACTTTTATAAAGTTTATTTATAATATTATCAGTAATGCCACTATAAACCTCTCTTTCAGAAATTCCTAATGTATTTAAAATTTGTTGAAATCCTACACTTTTAAAAGCAGAATTACTTGTAATAGTATTCCAGTTACTCATAAGTAGAACACCTACAGAACAAGCTGAATCTGGAATATTATATCCAGAGAGTAATTTAATACCCATACCTACAACAGTAGGATCTTGAGAACCTAACATTCCAGATAAAGATTTAAGATCGTCCTCTGTAAGATTAGATAAATTATTACTTACAAATTTATCTAATTCTGTATCATATATTACTTTCATATAATTATTTAAAATATTATTAACTTGCTCATACTCTGAATTATCTGTAAAGAAACAGCATTTACCTGAATAAAATAATGTACAGTCTGCAGGAATAATTCCCTCAGCCATTACTGCTGAAGCAAACTGTTCAAGAGGATCTGAAGAGCTAGTATTTATCGCTTTATTAATAAAGTTGTTTAAGTCTTTAGTAGAACTACTTTGATAACAAGCTCCAGGTTTATGATCAATTAGATAATAAGTATCTTCTGATGGAGAATAATATAATTTAATGTTTTTACCCCTTGGAGCACCTCCTGAACTATATTTAGGCGTATATACACTATATTCTACTTTTGGCAATATACAAACATCTGCTTTTGCAGCAGTTAAACTACGTTTTATAGTGGTAGCTTCGCTTAGTTTAAATCGAGGATATTTAGATTTAGGATCAAAATATACTCTTTTCACTCCAGCTAAACTTGTTAAAGTTTTAGAAGAAATGATAGTTTCTATACTATCACTATCTCCTAAATACATACCAAATACTTTTTCTGCACAAAAAGGACTAGTATAATAGCAATCGTCTCTAATATATTTTTTACTCCCATTAACATCATAAACAACAATCATATCTGCAAGGCAAGTGTTACTTATGTTGTTATAACAGTAACCATTATTACTATTTCCTTGTCTTCTATAATAGTCACAAACAACTATTCTTAATTTTGTATCATTTAAATTAAATAACATATTATATTAATTTTCTAGCTACTTTAGGATTTAATAACAATTTATTGCATCTTGTAGGATGATTTTTTTGGAGAGTTTTAATTAAACTGAAAATCAAATCCTCAGAAAATAACATCTTATCATGCTCAATAATTTTAAGAATTCTATCAACAGCTACTTCTGTTTTACTACCTTTTGTATCAAAATATAGATTTACAAAATTACAGAATCGAGTTGTTAAAACTGCAGCAATATCTGCACGATAGTTAGTACCATCATATACTTGTTTTGCTAATTCTCCTTTAACATAATCCCAATCTTTATTTAACATTGTATCTGGGTCCATTAATTTATCTAACTTATTAGCAATAAATGTAGTAAATAAGTTTCCAATAACGTTTTCTTCAGAAGTAAAACAACCTTGAGCAATATTAAGAATTAAACCTAAAGTATTAGTATCTGACCAATCTTTAAAACCTGAAATAGTATTTGCAAAGGTTACTAAACTTCGAGGATTAACTTTTTGTACTCCTCCCTCCTTGTTCATAATCTCAGGATAAGATAATACGAAATTGATAAAACGACCATCAATACCCTCTTTCTCAGCCCAACGAGCCCATACATCTTTATCAAAACCTAATTCGAAACTAATATATCGAGTCTTTTGGGCATTATCCATAGAATTAACATTATAATCACCATTATCAGGATTTGATGTTAATATAATTGTACAATTAGGAGGAAGACTCCATGAAATATATTCTCCTCGGTCAATAAGCTCCATGGTAGCTTGTATAAATCTAGGCATTATTGTTATCGTATAGGCTCTTTATCCTATACTTCTACGTCTTTTCTTAGGTTATAACGTAGTTCAGACTATATCTTCACTATATAAATAGTGTAGCGCACTCGTGGTACTTTACCATCCATTCCTGGACTCCATGTACTAGTCGTTGAACTTTCTAATTATTACTAATTAGCTTAGCTGCTGATTGACCTCCTCAGGCTTTTCCAGCAATTCACGCTATTTTATGCGGACCTCTAGATTTTATACTTTCATTTATATCCTCCTGCAGTAAGATTTTTTCTTATAGCGCGAGATATATTACAAATTTTTAGTTCTTTTTCAGCATCTGTTTTAGAATCTCACTCTTTAATAAAAACATTATCAAGTGAATATTGAATAACAGGTATTTTCTTATATTTCTTTTTTAGTTTAGAAAGATTTTCTTTTAATTCAAATGATCATCTATATCCACCAGCAGTATAACTACGATTATTACATACACTACATATTGCAGTAGTATCTTGGTTAGTAGATATAGCTGCATCTGTTATCGATTTATAACTTTGAAGATATTTTCCTTCTAAACTATACTGATATACCATTTTTATATTAACTGGAGAATGTGTCTCATAATATTTCTTTTTAGAGATACTTATTCTATGTTTATATTCTTTATCTCTAATGATATTCTCAGGGTCTAAAATATGATTTATATAAGGTTTAATACTATTTATATAGTATTTTTCTCTACTAATTCTATTTTCCTCAAGACAAGTTTCTATAACTTCAAAATAAATATTATCAATGCCATACTTGTTATACAAATTTTGCATAGTATGATTGTGATGTTTATTTTGTTTTAAAGTAATTAGATGTTGTCTTAATCTATGCTGAATATTTTTTGAACTTCCTATATATTCTTTATCGTGGATCTTTATTTTATAAATTCCACAAACTTTTTTATAAACTTTAATCTTTTGTAATGTTAGTTTTTCCATATTTTTAAATTTATATCAAAGATACTAAATTTATTCAGGGAAACAAAACTTTACAATATATTTTTTAATCCGCACGATTAAAGTCATCAAGAATTAAAATTGTGCCATTTTCATTTCGAGAAGTAGGAACCCATGCAGGAAGAGCGTATCCCATTCGAGATATATTATCTTTAATTCTATAACCCTCTGCAATATAAGAATCTAGTACATCTGCAGATACCCAAAGACATTCCTCATCCTTAATTACTATTTCATTTTCTACAACAGGCATTCCATCATCATCAAGTCTAGGACGCTCTGTACAAACATAATACTCTTTAATTGGAAAACCAATAAGATCACCTAATTCCTCTAACTGAGAAAGATTAAGTTTAATACAGTCCATTCCTCTTTCTTGAGCTAACTGAATGATAGCAGAAGTTTTACCTAAACCAGATTCACCTACTACTTCAATTGCAGTAGTCTTTTTATGCCCATTATATAATCGTTTATTATTATCAATAATATAACTAGCTAATGTTTTTAATTCTTCAATATTAATTGTATTTATATTTTTCTTCATATTTTATGGTATAAAAATAGTATGTCCTGGATATTTTTGGGTTTTATGCCCATTACTTGTAATAACCCACATCATTTGTCGCATAGGTTTGAATGTGTCTAATGGAGCATAACCGTCAGTAAAAAATACTAAGGTAGTATATTTATTTAGATTAGCGTTATAATAATCTATTACAGGTTTAAAATCTGTACCTCCTCTACCTGTAATTTTTCCATCAAACTTTCCTTTATATTCATATATTTTATGAATATCGGCATCACATTCTACAATAGTTACCATAGACCCAGTTTTATATATGTGATAGATTTCACTAAAGAAATCTTGTAATTCTGAATCACTTACAGATCCAGATGTATCAATTCCAACAAGAATATGTTGTTTATGCTTTACTTTGATTCCAGCACTTCCAACAAATCTATTAGACTCTTTTCGAAGAGATTTTTTTGTATACGTTTTAAATGAATTTCCTAATAATCTTCGGAAATACATTTTCCAATTAAATATAGGAGGATCTACTTTAAATAATGCATCAATTATTGATTGAAATTCTCTTGGAATGCTACCTCTACTTTTAGTAGTAGCTGTAGCTGCTTCTTTTAATTGATGCTCAGTTTGATTTTGCATTAATTTTTTTCCTGCTTCATCAAGATTTTGATATTCTTTCCAAGACTTATGATCATCAGCTCCTCCACTAATTCCATCAAGACCTTGTATTGTGCCTCTATTCCCACTACCTGATCCTTTCTGTCCAGATTGAGAATTTTTTTGTGCATATTTTATTAGCTCTTCATAATAATATTTTGCACCTTTGTCCTTTTCTAAGTTTTTTACTAAATCAGGATATTTATCTTTTAGTTGATCCCACATATTATCAGGAACATCTTTTATATATTGATCACAAACTAAATCGCAAGCAATATTGAATAGTTTGTGGTCACTAATTCGAAGTTCTGATTCAATAAACATGTGGTTAAAACATATATGAATTAGCTCATGTTTTAATAAACCTAACTGCTGATTGTCAGTTAATTTATCTCAGTAATTAGGATTTATAACTAGTTTAGAATTTACTCCATTTCTAGAAACACAAGCTGTATCTACATATGTATCAGATATTTCTTTATTTAAATTAAGAAGAAAGAGCCCATAAAAGGGCTCTCTAATCATTAATTCTTTACATGCTTTAATGAGTTGCATATCTTAAATTTTTTAATCTTCATGTGGAAATTTATCGATTTTTTGACATCTAATATTAGATAATAAACAACCTAAAGCTTTAGCTTCATCATCGTATCCACTATATATAACTATACCTTCTTTATTTCATACAGTTACAGTATTTGTTTTAGAATTTCAATCTGCATAAAGATGTCTAAAAGAATGTTCTTGTTCTTCATCTATATGATCATACTGTACTGTTTCTTTATAATGGCTCATTTTAAATATAATTTTTCTCCTTAAACTGTATATACAGTTTATCTGCTAGTTCTGCTGCTTGAGGATGAGCTCCTATTGCTCCATATAATGGACTACGTAACTTAAAGAATCCTTTCCATTGTTCAAGAGTTCCAGTCATTACTAATTCTGTTTTAAGAGCATTAGGAAGAACTGATCTTGCTTGTTGGGGAGTTCAACCTTCATTTAGTAAACGTAAATAAACATTTTCATCGTTTTCTAATGCATTTAAAAAATTACCATAATTTGAAGATCGTTTAATGTACCCAAAGTTCTGATTCTGTATATCAGCTCCTACACGATATCCAAGGCCGTCATATCAATAACTTTGACCCTCTGGGATATCTAACCAACATGGAATAATAAAAGTGAGTTCTTTTCCAAACTTATCTTTACTATAGTTACAGTATCTTGTACTCTCTTGAGCAAAGCTAAACACTCTCGATTTGTTATGTATAAGCTCTTTATCTTATACTCTCCTCTTTTCAGAGGAGTATCGGACTATATCATCATCCATTTCTGGATGCTCCGCACTCATGTCCAAATTATATTCTATTTTAACATTAATTTTTGTAATTCAATATAATCTTGTTGCAGATCTGCTTTTAACAATTTGTTAGGAAGCTTATCTAAATAAGAGATACCAAATATACCAATAGGAATATTATTATAATCTCTTATTAATTTACAAATAATATATTTTGCGCTATTCCTTTTAGATAAAACAGGATCAACCTCTTCAAGTTTTCCTATAAAACTATCATGGATTCTTAAATAATCTGGTAGAGTACACCAACTTAGGTTAAAATTAGTATACTGGTATTTAATAGATTTGGTTTGTTTATCACAAAGTTCAAATCTCATAGAACCACACATATAGTCATTGATCCCTCTATGATACTGTATTATCCATATTCGATTTCCTTGATACTTATCTAAGTATATAGGTAATAGCTGCTTAATTTTCTTATCTATATTAGCATATTGTACTAATTCTAATTCATGTTTTTGATTTCTATAATTATTATACTTTTCAAACAATGGACTAGGATTATAATATATTCTGCAACTAAGTAGTATTATTAAAATTAATGTTATCATAGTTTCATTAGTTAGTCTCTGAACCTTCCAGCTTTGTTAAAGGCTGGCTTGGCTGCTGATTAGCATGATTTAATACTTTTTTACAAAATTCATATAGTTCTTGCATAGACATAATATGTTTACTAAGATTAGCTTGTTTACTAACTCATTGTACATTTCCTTCAGTATATGGGAGATTAGAATCTATTCGATCTAAGCTTGCTACTTTTATATCTGGAATAGAGTCTCCAGTAATAGCACACATTCTATTTTGAGATTCATATAAGTCTCATAAATATTTTTGAGAAACATCAAACTTAATATTTCTTTTTGTAGCTATTCTTTTCATTCTTCCAAATTTATTAGTATCTAATTCTCCTACAATACCGTTTTTAATCTTAGAAATTATTCCTCGATCAATCCCAGCACATTTTTGGCATTTATGTGCTTTGTTAGAATTGTAAAACTCATTAGCATTCATTAATCTTGTGTTACCACAGTCACATTGAACTTCATATACAACTTGTCTATTTTGTATAATAGGATTAGATACTATTGTTCAACTTTTAGACTTAGTACCAATAGGAATGATTCTTCTCCTATTAACTGCAACGCAGGATTTGCAACTATTAGTTCTTCCGCTAACTAAATCTGAGGAAGCTACTAATTGCTCTTTACCACATTCACATCTACACTTTACATATCTATGACCGTTTTTGACAATAACTGTATTATCAATAACTTGTCACCTTCCAAATTTTTGTCCATTTTCTAAATTAATACCTTTCATATTCTTGTGAATTTAATTTTTACAAAAATACGAATATTTCTTAAGAAATGCAACGATTATATTAAATTTTAGCTTTCCAGCAATTCACGGAGTTTATTTTTCATAATATTACTATTATGCGACACAAAGTATTTTATGTCTTACAAATTCATGAGATACACCACGATCACAAATAAACTTTACTGTAATTCGTTTTTCATGATATTCAGTAGGTTCACAGAGATATTTTAGATCATCAAGCCAGTTATTTTCTACTAATACTCTAAGATTAGTGGTGACATAAATCGTATTTCCATTTACACTTCTTTGTTCATGACAAACCGAATAGTTATTATCGCCATATTTAAATAAATCATTGTATTCTTCTTCCTCTCCGTCTTCTGGTTGAATAAAAGGATTATAAAATTCAGAATCAGCTTTTAAATATACAGTACCATGTTCTAGCATAGCGCCATGACCAGATTTGATCATTCTATCGACAAATCCTTTAGCAGAATCAGGAGTTATTTTATCTTCTGATTTATAACAAGTTCTTCCTGCGAGTTCAATTTGTTTATAAATACCTTCAAGTCCAGATTCCTGTTCTATAATTTCAAAATAAGGTTTAATTAGCTTCATATTTTTCAATTTCTTTTTCTAAGTCAGATTTTGAAATACTTCCAACATGTCTTCAAACTTCTTTATCATCTTTTAATAAGACTAATACAGGAATATTTCTAATCTTATAATTAGTAAGTACTACAGGATCTGCTTCGTCTACGTCTATATCTTGTATATCAATTTTAGATTTTAATTCTTCTAAAATAGGAGCCATAGCTCTACATGGAGCACAATAAGATGCTCCGAATTTCAATAATTTTAACATAACAATTTTTTTATTTTATATACAGTAATTCCTAAAGCAGTAGAAGCATGCTTTAATGATTGATAAGTAATTCCATTAATAGTAACTAATTTTCCTTTATGTACAGGTTTTTCTGATATAGCGTCATCAGTATATTTAAATATATAACCGTTACAAGATTTAACCTTACCATTTAAACATGCCCCAATTCTTCAATTTGGGAAGTTTTTTTGGACTTTTCTTCTAGATGGCCATTTTTTTATTAAATTCATATGTAAATCATATTGATTTACTGCTTTTGTAGAAACAGAGATAATAGGATCTTTTTTAGAAGTTTTATTATAACTAAAAATAAATCCACAAGCAGTTTTAGTTCTGTAATTTGGATTACAACAATTTGTAATAGTACTTTGTGTGACTTTGTAAAATTTTGCTGCTTCCGTAGCTGAAGTTCATTCTTTTAAAAACTTACCTTCTAAAGTGTATTGGTAGACTTTTTTAGAAGTATCTACTACTGCAGCTAACCCTCCATCTAGAATATTATAGCATTTACCTCCATTTCTATACTCAGATATTAAGTTTTTTTCATATCTTTCTGCCTCTTCTTGTGTTAAGTTAGAGAAAAGTATTTCATGTTTGAAATTATCCCATCCATACTTTTGTATAGCTTTATAAAAATATGGATTTCTTTTATATCCAGAACCGTTACTTCATCTAATTACTGGATTTTGTTTAGTTATTCCAATATAAACTCCTTTGGAAGGACTTGTATGTTTATAAACGCATCATTTGTTATTTTTCATAGTATATTATTTTTAATGTAATTTGATGTTACAAATATATAAATTTATATTTAAAACACCAAATTACATTAAAATTTTATATTTTAGAATAAGCTCAATTGCTTATGTTTAAATAAATATACTATCTTTTGAGCAGACGCAATATAAAATGGATAATTAATATTATTTGGAATCTTTGTCTTATCGTCAATAGTATTCATAATTGTTACTCCAGAATCAGTTAACAACTTGATATAATTATATCGACGACCATTACTATCAATTTTACACTTATATAACCAAGGACCATCAGTAGAAATATAATAACGATTAATTCTTTGAATAATTTTACCATCATATTCAACAGAATAATCTTTACTTACTTTCTGATAAGTAATAAACTTATTAATGTCTTTACATCCTCGAATTGTCTCTTCAACAGGAATTCCGTCAGCTAAACATTTGTTAATAGCTTCAGGTATAATAGTAGCATCCATACCTTTACCAAGTTTAACTTTATCAATAAACATTCCTTTAGTTTTTAACAAATCAGGATTTTTAGTTTTAGAATATCCTTCTTTAATTGCTAAATAATCATTAATTGCAAATTGGAACATAGCTTCAAAACGATCTTCTTCAAGATTAAGTTTAGTTAACTTTTCCCAATCTTTACAAACATCTTGAAACTCCTGCTCTTTATTTTTTGGGCGCAGAACAAATAAGCCATCAGTGTTAGCTTGAACAATTTTACAACCTATTGCAATTAATCGTTCGGCTAACATTAATAATAATAATTGTCCGTTAATTCTAATTTGCATAACGGTAAACGGACTATAACAAAAGTTGTGTTCATTTTGCAAATTTCCACTTAATCCGTTAAGAGCAAGTTTTAATGTTTCATTTTTTATTTTATTTCCATTATGTTTAGCCTCAATACGCTCATTTTTAATTTGGGAATAAACCTCAAGGAATTCTCTACCAAGATGTTGAGGATAAAATTCATGTTCAATTATCATACTCGGATATAGAGAAGCTACATCTATGTCACTGAGTATCTGATCATTAGAAGGTATAACTTCTTCAGGTTTATTTACTGTATGAATCCCTCCCACGCCCACGCAATATTCTAATCCATCTAGTATAAAATGTTTTTCATAACCTTTTCTACCAGGTGAAACAGTTTGACTTTTCATATCTTTTAGAACTTCTTGGAGAATCGGTGTATCAAACTTAACAATTGGAAGAATAACTTTACTTAGATCAATCATATCACAAGGAGAACGTAAATCCTTGATTTGATTTCAAGTTTGACCTGTTTTCTCAAGATATTTTTGAGTAATAATCTTCATTCCAATGTTTACACCATCTTTATTTAATACTTTTACTCCATATTCATCTTCGATTGCTAATCGTAATTCTATATCCTTTTTACACCGATTTAATAATTCCTCAGTAGAATCAACATCGTTAATATTATATTTTATCATATTAGGAATTTCAGATGCAGGAAGTCAGGTTTGGAAATCTCCTTCATATTCTTGAACATTATGAAATTGCATAGTTACTTGCATTTCTTTTAATCCCACTCGCAATTTTTGAGAATATAACATTGTAAGCAAATCCAAGGTTTCAAAATAAATTTTATATTTCCATTTACTCCAAGAAGTAAAGTTACTATCTGTAGATCTAATAATTTCATTACTAAGATTATATAAAGATTTGCAAACACTAAGATAATCAAGTGTTGACAATTTCTTATGATAATCAATAATATAATTAATTATAGGATTATCATAATGTAAATTATTATATCCACAAAATATTTTATCTGTAAAGAATTGTAGATCTGTAGTATAGTTTTTTGCTCAAATGCCATCTTGAGGTTCTTCTTGAATAGTTCAAAAGAAATCAACTAGTTTTAGAAGATCATTTCGTCTTTCAGAAATTTCAAAATATAAATATTCTCCTGTTTCAGAATTTTTTACTGTACAGTGAAATACATTTGGAAATATCTCAATATCATAAACATATACAGTTTTACCTCGGATTAACATTCTATTATTTCATATAATTTATTAAAATTTTCTTCCATTAACCAGAATTCATATCCATTCCAGTTAATATAATAACCTTTGACTCATTTATTTTCAGGATGTTGTAACTGAATTTTCTTAATTCTATCATAAAATTCATATTTAGTCATAGGTTCTACCTCTACATCAAAATTCTTAACTCGAGCTTTCATTAAAACGTTCCTTAAGGTTTACCTCTTTACATATCCATTCTCCATTTTTATGTAAATAATGATACTCAATCATTATTGGATCTAAATTATAGTAATCTTCTTCAGTTGGAGATATAATTGCGCCAGATCCATCTGCATAAAAACTTGTTATATCTAAATCTGTTCCTAAACAAGATATATCTCCATTAGCAATTAGTTCAATAATATCGTTTATATCATTCCAATTATCATGTAGAGTTTTCCCAACACCTTCTGGATATCCATCAAAATGACAATAAATTGAACTAACACTACCATATGGATTTATCATTCCTATTCTAGATCTAGTGGACATAAGATTGTAGTATTAGTGTTAAATACAATAAATTTTCCTGTAGAACTATATTATTGAGTAAACACAATTTATTGTATATCTGGATATAAATATTATATATTCTTAACATTTCTTTAACTTTTTTAATCAATCCTCTTCTACAAAGTATGAAGAAGGGCCATACTGATCAATTCAACCTTCATCATTAACAAGATGCGCATGACAATCAAAATCATCATAACTCATTAATTCTTGAACTTCAGGCCACTCAATAAGTATATATTTCATATTATATTTCGTCTAATTCTTGTTTTAGTAGCTCAGGATAATATTTTCGATAAAATATACGTATTGTATCTTCACCTACTTGTAAATCCCTATTTTTATCCCGTTTAACAGCTTCTTTATATGGAATAACTATTTCCTTATATTCAATATTTGCATCGAAATTTGAGGCAATTTCTTCCCATTTAGCCCTAGTTTTAGGGTTAAGATTAGTAGCATCAATTATAACGTTATAACCTTGCTCTAAAGCAGAGGTAATAGTTGTTTCCTCAAGAGTATTAATTAACTTTTCCCGAGACGGAATCCAATAATCACCGCACATAAGTCAGAGATCGTCCCTATTCACCCGAATCCAAGTAGACTTTCCCTTCACGAACTCTTTAGACCACGAAGTTTTGCCACTAGCTGGAGGTCCAACCATTACAATTATTGTTAATTTATTTTTTGTCATAAAATTGCTTTATATACATAGGATGGACTTCTGTTAGAAAAGTACTTAAATCTTTTTGGTACTTATTTTTCATAAGTTCTTCAAGATTAGATTCTCTAGAAAACACATCTGGACGATTTACTTTAAACTCTCTAAGAATTTGTAATGCCCAATTAACTTCTATATACTTTTCTAAAGGAGTAATACTAGGATCTTTAATAATATAATTTCTAAACTTAACTAAATCAGGTTTTACATAAACATTAAGATATTCTTTTATCTTTCCTTTTTTATTAAGTGTAGAACATACATATGGTAAAAGATCCCCACAATCAGTTCTTTGAAACCAATCTTCAAAAGAAAAATATAAACAATGTTTTTCTTTATCATATTTAGTTTTAATGTTTCCAATGATAACTAAAAGATCAGTTTCAAAAAGAGAACAAGGAATTTTATAAATATACTTAATATCCTTGTTCTCTTTTAATTCCTTAATCTCTTCTTTATTCATTAGGTTTTATAACTCTAGGATGTGCTTCAATAGATGAAAGTTCACAAGGAGCACTTTCTAATAAATCATTATAAAATTCCTTATATGTATTATATATTTCTAATTTAACTTTTTGAAGTTCTTCAAAATCTAAATCAGATACTTCAAGAGCAATACTAGTACATGGATACGCTCCAAATACAGTATCTTCAAAAGTACGATATATAATTATCCTAAATTTTAAGTTATCTGATTCAAAAAGATCTTCTGTAATATCGCTACATGGATAAGAATGATAAGATCTATCATCTTTTTCAGTCCATTGAATTCTATATCGATAAGCGTTATCAGAAGTATGATAATACATATATTTATTACCTATAGCTTTTGGAGTTAGATCGAATATACAATGTCGAAAAAGTTGATCAATTTTTTCTTGAGATAGGTTAAACGGTTGTTTCATTTTCTTTTTGTTTAGTTTGTTCTTTAATTACTTTATCAAAATACTTAAACATTTCTTCCTGAGGAAATAATGTTTGAAGTTGATCAAGTGTAAGTGCTGTATCTTTATTAACTAATTCTGAATATTTATCTGATACAAATTCAAATAATTCCTCAATAGTAGCAAATTCATTTACAGAATCATTTAAAATAAAATTCCATATTTTTTCAGAAACATTCTCTCCAAAATACAACGTTAAAGCTATATCAAGAGCATGTTCTAAATAATACCACATCTCACTACTTCTAATATCAAAACCTAGTCTTTCAAAATTCTCTGCTTCATTTAAAGCAGTACGATAACTTGAAATTAAATCTTTAAGTTGCTTTAATGTAAGTTTCATTATAAATCAGTTTTATCTCGTAGACTTTTGAATACTGGAAGATTTGGAACTGCATTTTCTGTTGCAGTATATCCAAAATACTTTACTGTACCCATTTGTCCTATTAATTTGTCTATATTTTCTCGATATCACTTCTTTAAAGCTCTATCTCCCATAGGCTTAGCTTCAAATGGATATCCGTCCTTTGTTTTCATATTAAAAACAAAATCCTCTTCTCGAAGGCCATCAGTCATTCCAGTTATTTCAAATTCATCATCCTGGAACATTTTTACTTTTAGCATTCGCTTATCTCGAGCTCCACATTTATATTTTTCATTTGGATCTCTAATAACTAAACCTTCATAACCTTCAGATATATACTGATTATGAAGTTGAACAATTGCATCCTTTCCAGATACACTTTCATGATTAACTACTACAACTCTATTAGGAATAATAGAACTTAAACTCATACATTTATCTAACTCAGTTAGAATTTTTAGTCTTTCCTGAAAAGTTTTAGTTTCATCAACTATATCATAAACATAATATTGAAGTTCTTCGTGTTTTTCACAAAGATCTTGTAATCTAACAATTCCACTAATATAAGATAGAGGCTTTCCATGAATATATAATTCTCCATCTAATACTACATTTGGATTATTATTAAAAAATTGATTTAAGAATGTATTCTTACGAATATAAGTTGTAGGAGTATCATAATCTTTACCTCCTCTAGAAGAAGTATAAACTTCCTTATCCTTATAATACATTAGACACCTTACTCCATCTAGCTTAGTTGAAGCATATCATTTATTGTCTAATATATTTTGTTTAGATTTTGGGAGACTATCAACACTAAGAGCCAACATAGGCTTTAAGTTTCCTTTTGCGTCGGTATTCTGTTTAGGAACTTTTAAATCTACTTCTGATTCATCTGTTATATCTTTTATTTTAAGTTCCTCTTGAGATTTATACCCTTTATCTAAATAGCTATTGCATAAGCTATTATATTGTAATTCAGCTTGTTCTTTGACAGTTCTTTTAACTTTACCTTGTTCAATAGTAACTAAAGGTCGTTTAACCATTTTTCCATTCAATACGCCAGTTTCTCCAGTTATTGAATAGAATTTTTCATTCGATTGAATATCAGTATGTTCATTTAAATTTAGTTGAACTACTCGAATCTTATTATTATTGTCTCTTTTAAAGAAGTAATTTGTCATATTATCTTTGATATAAATATATATCATTAGTAGTTCGAGATAAAGCTACATATTGTAATTGTCGTAATTCCTCAGGATCTGTACATTGCAAAATATTTTCCATATCAACTAATACTGCTAAATATGAAGAAGATTGTGATTTATGTGCAGATATACAATATCCATAGTCTAAAGATTTTCTCTTTATAACTCTTCCTTCATGTACTAAATCAAAGGGAGTAAGAAACGCTTCTTGAAATTGATAATAAGCTCTCCAATCTTTGCCATTTTTACTTTTTACAGCTTTAATCCTCATATTATCAATTCAAGCTGCTAAATTAGCAATATCGTAACTACTATTATATCTTGAAATTATAGTAACTTCAATATCACACTCTTTAGAAGGATCATATAAGGTTAATTTATATGCTTTTAATCCTTGAAATGTAGTATCCTCAACTTCTCTAACTAAATAATCAGATGAGTTTTCAATAATACCTTGATTTTTATATATACAAGAATTATACCCAGTTAAGACCTCTCCAAAATGATACTCCTCATCATCATTAAAAACTAAGCGTCTAATAATCTGATTTAAAGCTTCAATCCTTTTATTAGTATATGTAACTAGTTTTACAATATGTTGATTTTCAAGATTCATTCCAACCTTAAATAGATAACAATGCTCTTCTAACATTTCTCGAATATTATTATATACTTTTAAAGATCCAGAATCACTATCTAGAGTAGATTCAAATCTACTAATTGGCTTAGAACGTAACGTTTCTAATATTTTTCCAATTGGAGAATCTGAAGATTGACGATATACTTTATCTAAAGTATATTTAGTAGAATTTCTAAATGTTTTAGATATTTGTTTTTGACTTACAGGACTTAATTGTTTTTCATCTCCAAGTCATATAATTTTACATTGATGATCTACAGCTTGATCAATAATTAATTTATATAAATCATCATTAACCATACTGCATTCATCAATAATCCAGACTGCTTTATATTGTAAATATATAGTATTTTTTTGTATAAAGTTTAACTCTTTAAGATCTAATTCAAGTATATCAACTTGTGGAGATAAACTCAATAGTCTATGAACAGTAATAGCTTCTGAATCAACTACAGAAGCTATTACGTTCTTTGACTTATTTGTAGGAGTAATTACCAAAAATGGAATATTATTATCCTTCAATATCTTCACAATTAAAGCACATATTTGAGTTTTTCCAGTACCTGCTCTACCTGAGATACATAAATGTTTAGTATCAGAATTAATCTTAATATCACTTTTAATATAGTTTAGAGCTGATTCGAGTACCTCTTTTTGCTTAGAATCTAGTTGAAATGAAAGTAATTCAGATTCTAATTTTGGTAAGTCATAGTTTAAAATCATTTTAGTTTACTCCAGAATGTCCTGTTCCTCCACCTCTGTCAGATTGATCAGAGAATTCTTTAACAGAACGTTTTACAATCCAATTAATAAATTCAACACGCTTAAGTACTAGCTGTCCAATACGTTCTCCATCTGTTATTACAACAGGTTCAGAACCATTATTAACAACAAGTAAACCTACTTCGTCCCGATATCTTGCATCAATTGTACCTGGAGAATTAATTAAAGTAAGACCAACCTTAAAACTTAAACCAGATCTTGGGCGTACTTGTATTTCATATCCCTTTGGAATACAAACAAATAAACCTGTAGGTATAATTGCTCGAGATCTAGGTTCAAGAATAAAAGATTTTAATGGATTAACTTCGTTTTCAAATAGAAATTGGCAATTTCCTTTTGTTTTTAGCGGTTCATCTGAAGTTATTCTGTTAAAATCGACTCTAACATCACAACCAGCATCTCACTCTTCAGTATACTCTGGAAGAGTATTTTTAGAAATATTAACTACTTCAACATCAGTCATTGCATCACGAAATTCTTCACTATACTTTTTCATATTTTACTGAATAACGCTTGCGAGGTTTACCCATTCTAGCACGAGTAATAGGATTTGCCATATTTTCTTTATGAGTTACTACTCTAAGATTAGACAAACGATTATCACTTCGATCACCATTAATGTGGTCAATCTCAAAGCCTTTAGAAATCGGACCATAAAAACTTTCCCAAACTACACGAGCTCCATTAATACTCTTAGTTTTCTTATTTACTCTAACAGTATATCGAGTATAACCATTACTTAAGCATCCAACTAACTGACAATTTCTCTTACCAATAAGTTTACCACTATCAGTTACACGATAACCTTCTAATCCGTGAGCGGAAACGATTCTTTCTGTCTTCATATCTCTTAAATTTTAATCTATTAATATTTTATTATTTACAATTATACACAACGACTAAATCCACAACTCTTACATATAGTACAACCCCCTTCATATATTAAATGGTCACCACAATCTGGGCAAAGTTCGTGAGATTCTGTTCCATTAACAATAAATGTTTTTATTGCTCTTTTTACTCCATTCTTCCAGGTATTTAAAGTATCAGATTCAAAATGCATACCATCAATAATCTTGACTACTTTATCTAATTCAATTCCTCCTCTTAATAGAGCAGATATTAATTTAGCATAATTCCAGTATTCTTGATTAAAGATGCGAGACAATCCTCCTAATCGGTTTGTATATCCATACTTATCGACATATTGAAAATCATATCGTTTACCAAATTCATCTTTTACCTTAATAATTTTACCTTCGGTAATAGTTGAGGGAATTGGAAAATCCTCAATATTATTAATTCCTGTAAATACTTCATAAGGTCTATCATCAACTAAACCTACAAATGCAATCCAGTTTTCAGTTCCATTTTTAAATCTAATTAATTTAGCATCAATTGATTCTGGACGCTTCATTAATTCTTTACTTCCCATAGGTTTCTTAGATAAAATAGCTCCTCTTTTACAACCTGCTCTATAAACAGTTACACCTTTTAAATGATACTCTCATGCAAGTCTATAAATTCTTTCAACATCATCTATTGTAGCAGATTCAGGTAAGTTTATTGTTGAGGAAATTGAAGCATCTATATATCTTTGTAAAGCAGCTTGAACTTGAATTCTCTCTGTATAAGGAATGTTCTCTGAAGTTACTACATATTCTGGAAGTTGATTTTCAGGAACTCCTTTTGAAATGAAATTATTTTGGATAATTGGAGTATATACTTTATAAAGTTTCTCTTTATCAACTAAAGATTCTGTTTTTCTTGTATAAGAAGTTGCAAAAATGGGTTCACAACCTGTTGAAATTCCTAACATAGTAGCAATACTACCTGTAGGAGCACAAGTTAATAACTGAGAATTACATAATCCTCTTAAAAGAACATTACTTCTTAATTCCTGATATCGAAGATTATTTTCCTTAGTATTAAGCGCTTGAAAGAAAGGTGTATCTACAACTTTTGTATTAAACATTGGATATGCTCCTTTACTTATTGTTAGTTCATTAGAACTTTCCAAAGCTGAAAAGATCATTTCAGTTCCAATCATATTAATCCATTTAATAGATTCTTCACTGCCATACTTAATACCTAGTTTTATAAACATATCTGCTAATCCCATTACTCCTAGTCCAATCTGTCTCCAATTTTTAACAGATTCTCTTTGCTCAATAAGAGGATGTAATGGAAGACCTTCATCAAGTACTTCATTTAATGCAACTACTGCTTTTTTAACAGTATCTTTAAATCCTGCAAAGTCAAATGTTTCACATTCTGTAACAAATTCTGCAAGATTTATACTTCCTAATAAACAACTACCGCCTGCAGGAAGTGGTTCTTCTGCACATGGATTTACTCCAGCAAAAGAAAAATCAGGGTTATTTGAGAGAAGATTTCAATTTTTAATAGCATCCCAGAATAAAATTCCAGGCTCTGCATAATCTCAATTCATCTCTGCTAATTTTCTAAAAATAGGATAAGCTTCAACTTCTTTAGTTATAACTTCTCCTGTATCTGTAATAAACTTAAGAATCAAAGTTTCTGCATTAATAACAGATTTCATAAAGTTATCACTAACTCTAACAGAAATATTAGCTTTTGTAACTTTATCTAAATTTGACTTAAGTTCAATAAATTCTTCAAGATCTGGATGATCACAAGATATTGAGATCATTAATGCCCCACGTCTTCCAGATTGTCCAATCAATCCAGTAATATATGAATAAAAATCCATAAAGCTAACTGCACCAGATGTTGTTTTTGCTGCATTGTTTACTTTAGATCCTGTTGGACGGAGATTTGAAATATCAATTCCACATCCACCTCCATAACTAAAAGTACGAGCTAGCTTAGATCCACATTCAAAAATAGATTCAAGATTATCTTGTGGAGGAGCAATTACATAGCAATTTGAATAAGTAATTTTTTTATTTTTAGAATTCAAACCTCTATTTGCTAAAATTCGTCCTCCAAAAATAAATTTCTTTTCTCTGATTAGTTTTTCGACTTCAGGATTATTATTACTTACTCGTTTAAACCACGCGTCTAATGATTCATTTTCAAATCTATATTTATTATTTCAAATTGTTATTGCAAGTTCGTCTTTATTTAACCATTCTTCTATAGTCATTTATATATAATTTTATATATAAAGAGAATAAAAGAGGCAGATTACTCTGCCCCTCTATTCTTTCTTTTACTGAGTTTTACATCAGATTGTTCTACTCCAAAGACAATATATTGCCCTTTTTCTGCCTTAGTAGAAGGCATATATTCAAGTTCAAAATCAATATCTTTAGTATTGTATACAGTTTTTGCATACACATTTTCACGAAAGTTACGAATTAAACTTTTAGCTAGATTTAACGCTTCAGTTTTGTTTACTGCTTCTCCAATCACTTCATGATTACGTTTTAAACGAATTTCAATAGTTCGATAAAGCTTACAACGTCCTTTACGTCTTGAACTAATAACTTTATAAGGTTTCTTACGAGTATCTTTAGTGCCAGATTTTATAGCAATAATAATACCAGCACCTTCAAAATCAAACATTCCTTTTTGTTCAAGAAAATCTGCAGCAAATATATTCATATCTTTAGTTAGAACTGGAGATCCAGATTTTTTTCAGCTTCTGGTAGCATCTTGTACTACAGTTATACCTTGTTTAAAAGCATTAATTTTAGCTTCATCTAAGGTATAAGCCTGAATTTCTAATTTGCGCATATTTAAATAAATGTAACATCATCAGAATAACCATTGATTTCACAATATGCAACCATTTTTAGAAGTCTACAAAATTCTAATCTACCTATATTAAGTATATCTGAATCAATATTAAAAACACTAGCTCTGTTAGAGCCTGTAGTTTCAACGGCAATAATATTAGCTTGAAAAGTCCAGTCTTTAGGAGTGTATCCATATTCTTTTTTACAGAATTGAAGTAACATCCATAGGTACATTCCCATCTGTCTATGATAATGAAAATTCCAAAAACTTCCATTCATAAATTGTTCAAGTAAATGACCCGTAGTCTTTAAATCATTAAGAGTAATTATTTTATTATCTTTATCAATCGTCCAATTATCAGCTTTCATTTTTAATTTTAATATACATTTACTATTATTATATTCGCCAATAATATCTATGAACAAAGCATCTTCATTATAAGCTTCAAGACCTTCAGGTCTTACTAAGTTTACTATTGAAGGATTGTTAGATAACGATTCTAAACAATTACTGCAAATTGTACGATGTTTATCATTTAAAATTACTAAATCGCCTTCTATTAAATCTTTGCAGTTTTGATAATAATTTAATCCAGATTTTATTATATTTTGGATTCTACTCTCATTTAAATTATTTTTATAATAATCTATATCAATACAGCTTTTAGTAATAGATTCTCTAATAGTATAACCTTGTTTTCTATATTTAATAATACTATCTATTACCATACCTAATTTTGCTGTAGGCTTATTATATGAATCACCTAATTTAAAAGACTCTGGTTGTAAAAATAATTCATGTATAGCTGTTCCTAATTCTAAAGAATTAGTTGATTTATTTTCTATACCTTTATTATATAAACTTGGACTACCACCCTGATTGGGATTTATATACTTTAATCTAGAATTTGATATATAATTAGAATAAGAGCTTGAGAAATATTCTGCATCACTTATTTTACTTCTATATACACTTTCTAAGACTGGACTAAGTTTTATATCATTTAAGTTAATTGTCATTTTCCTTGCGTTTTGTCGCTGGACTACAACCTAAATAATAAGCTATATGAAGCTGGCCTTTCATGTATTTAGATAACTTATATTTCTTAGCTACTTCATTTAAGATATT